CGGATGCGGCAACTGCATTCAATGCTTCCATCTACGCGCCGCCGCAGATCAGCGTGCAGTGGCAGACACTGGCTGCGCCGAGCCTTCCGCCGATCCCGAACATGCCCACGCTGCCCACGGAGAATTTCGTGGAGCCCGGCGGGCTGCCGGGGCCGCTGACGGCGACCATGGACGACGTGCAGATCGATGACTTCGACATCCCGTTGCCGGCGCTGGACTTCGGCCAGGCGCCGGAGCTGACCATCGGGCAGGTGCCCGTGCTGCCTCAGGTGCGCGATGTTGCCATCCCCGACGCGCCCGACATTACGCTGCCCGACGCGCCGCAGTTCCTGCAGCTGCAGACGCACACCTTCGGCGGCGTGAACCTGCACGAGGACTGGCTGGACAAGCTCGATGAGATCCCGGAGCTCTCCATCCTTCAACCTGCACCGTTCGCCTACTCTCCGGGCGCGCGCTACGCATCGCAGCTGCTGGACAACCTCAAAGCCACGTTGAACGCCCGCATCCATGGTGGTACCGGCATCGCCCCAGCAGTGGAGCAGCAGATGTGGGACCGAAGCCGCGACCGCGAGACGCAAATTGCGCTGGCGCGCGAGCAGGAGGTGCTGCGCGGCGCCGAGGCTTTGGGCTTCCCGTTGCCCTCGGGCGTGCTGGCCGGGCAACTGGCCGACGCGCGCCGCGAGTACCACGACAAGCTGTCGGGCCTGAACCGCGACATCGCCATCAAGCAGGCCGAGCTGGAGCAGCAGAATGCGCGGGATGCCATCCAGTCCGCGCTGCAGCTGGAATCGACGCTGCTGGACGACTGCTACAAGCTGGAGATGCTGGCCTTCGAAGCGGCCAAGACCGCGGCGGACAACGCGATTGCCGCGCACAACGCCGGGCTGGAGCACTTCAAGGCGCTGCTGGACGGGTACCGTACCTATGCCACGGCCTACGAGACGGTCATCAAGGCCGAGTTGAACAAAGTCGAGGTGTTCAAGGCGCTGCTGGCAGCCGAGGAAACCAAGGCCAACATCAACAAGAGCCTGGTGGACCGCTACAAGGCGCAGATCGAGGGCAGCATGGCCGCGGTCGAGATCTACAAGGCTCGTGTCGGCGCCGCGCAGACGCTAGTGGAACTGGAGCGTGCGCGCATCCAGGCCGGCGGCGAGCAAGTCCGCGCCTTTGTCGCCACGATCAATGCCGAGACGGCGAAAGCCGACATGTACAAGGCCCGCGTGGGCGCCGAGGCCACGAAAGTGGAGGCGGTCGGCGCCTTGGCGCGCGCCTATGGCTCCAAGGTTGGCGCGCAGGCCGAGCGTGCTCGTGCGGAAGTGGCCAAGTTCCAGGCGCAGGTGGCGGCCAAGGGCCTGGAGTGGGATGGCTGGAAGGCCCGTCTGTCCGCAGCCACCGCACGCATCGAAGCGGCCGCGCGCCGTGCGTCCATCATGGTGGACGGCTACCGCGCAGGCGCTGCTGCAGCCGAGGCACAAGCCACCTCCTACATGCGCCGCTGGGAAGCCGACGTCAAGCAGTACGAGGCGGGCAAGGAACTGGCGTTCCGCGTGGCCCAGGCCAACGCCAACGCCGTGATGCACGCCAACAACATGAAGCTGGAAGCCGGCAAGATTTCCCTCGCTACCAGTTCGCAACAGGTCGCCAGCGCATGGGCGATGGTGTCGGCATCGGCGCAAGTCGGGTCGAACATGAGCTACTCGTACCAGATGTGACCCCGTGACCCCCGTATAGGGTTCGACGCGGAAACCAGCTCCCGGAATCATGCGGGTCCATGAAACAACGTCTCGTCACCCTGCTTGCGCTCGTGGGGATCAACCAGCACCTGAGCGCGGAGCAGCGGCATGACTTGGCGAATGCCGCCATGCAGACTGCGCCAGGCGCTGCGGCCGCCGGCGGCGCCCGGGTTCTCGGCCTGCCGCTGAGCGACTGGGCCGTGATGGCAACCATCAGCTTCGTGGTTCTGCAGGCAGCCTACCTGGTTTGGAAGTGGCGCCGCGACTACCTGCGCGAGATCGAGCGGAAGGCCATGGGGCGGCCCGCGCCGCGCACGGACCTCGGCGCGCTGGAGGCTGACGAGTGAGCACCGCAGCACGCGGCATCCAGCCCAAGGTGGTCTGGGTGGCGGCCCTTGGCGGCTTCGTCACGCTGCTCTCGCCCGCGCTGATCGACCATCTGCAGAAGTGGGAAAGCGGCAAGAGCAGGACGCTGGTGGTCTACGAGGACAAGCTGGCGGGCAACATCCCCACCGTGTGCAATGGCCTGACGCGCCATGTCACCAGAACACCCATCGTCGTGGGCGAGCGCTGGACCGAGGCCAAGTGCATTGCTGAGGAAGCCGCCGCCATCGAGCGCGTGCAGCGCGCGCTGCTGCCGTGCTTCAAGCGCCTGCCGCCGCCGAGCGTGCTGGACATGGCCAGCAGCCACGCCTGGAACCTGGGCGCCAGCGCCACATGCGGCAGCGGCGCCATGCAGGCTTGGAATCGCGGTGAGTGGGAGCGCGGCTGCCAGCGCATCAGCCGCGGCGACGACGGCCGCCTGGTGTGGAGCTTCACCAGCCATATTGACTCGCGCACTGGGCAGAAGGTCTACACGTTCCGCCAAGGCCTGGCCAACCGGCGCGGCGAAGAAACGGCCAAGTGCACCGGAGGTCTGCTGTGAAACCCATTCTGATCGCGTTGATGGCGGCGACGCTGGCTGGCTGCACCATCGTGCCGGCAAGCACTGCCCACAGCGCATGCGAGTTGCTGCAGACCGCATCGAACGAAGCCGACTTCGCGCCGGCTTGGTATCTCTATGCCGGGGCCCTCCTGGAGCGGTGCGGCAGGCCTGCTTCCCGCGCCGAGGCTGAGGCAAAGGCCTGTTACGCATCGGCGCGCAACGGCTACCGCGACAGCAAGGAATGTGAGGCCCTGCAATGAATGCCATTGCCCAGGCCATGTGGCGCTACTGCGCTCAGCGTCTGATGTACAGCTATGCCGAGCAGACGGCTCGAGGCGCGACGTGATACCGGCCATCTACACCCACCTGATCGCGGCCGGCGCCGCGCTGGCTATCGGCGCATCCGGCGCTTGGTGGGCGCAGGCCCAGCGCTACGGCCTGGAGATCGAGAAGCTGCAGCACCAGCAAACCAGCGCCGAGCTGGCCGGCACGCGCCAGGCCGTGCAGGACATGGCCGCATTCCAGAAAGGATTGAACGATGCCCTCGCCAATTTTCAGGCCACAGGGCGGCGGAATGCCGCGGCCCAGCAAGACCTTGATCGCAGCCTGCGTGATCTGCGCGGCACTACTGCAGGGCTGCGGGGCGACTTTGCCGACCTGCCCGAACGCATCGCCGGAGCTGCCCAGCCCGCCCTCGCTCAGTACGCCAGCACCTGCACAGCCGTACTCCAAGAGTTGGCAGATCGAGGTGGACGAATGGCGGAGCGTGGTGGAGAAATCGCGCGCGCGGCTGACGGCCATTCCGCTGACGCCGCGCTGATCCGGGAAGCCTGGTCATCGAGCACATCACCATGAACAAATCGGAACGTCGGGCAGGCGCTGGACGACCAAGGCTGGCGAGCGCAACGCGCGCACCGGATGGAACGGCAAGTGCCTGGAAGCTGCTCGGTCGTAGGCCGTCAATAAGGCCTGTGAGTCACGGGGCCTCCGCCTGCGCGATGAACCGGTGGGGCAGGGTGCGTGAAGGCGTGGGCCTGTAAATGGCTCCATGAGCGGCTCCATGATCCCTATCGGAGCGTCAGAATGCATGCGTTCACCCTCTGCACGGGTCGCGCTTTACAAGTCATGATCGACCACATGTAAGCGCCCCGGCAACCACGGGTGCGTGACTGGGCCCGCCGCTGGTCGGCGGGTTTTTTTGCCCTAGCGCAAGGTCAGCGCCCAGCAAAAAGGCCATCCCAACAGATGCTGGAATGGCCTTGAATGGCTCCTCAACCTGGGCTCGAACCAGGGACCTACGGATTAACAGTCCGGCGCTCTACCGACTGAGCTATTGAGGAATGATCGGTGTTTGTTTTTGGCAGGCCTTGTGCAATTGCAAGGCTTGGAATTTGGCTCCTCGACCTGGGCTCGAACCAGGGACCTGCGGATTAACAGTCCGTCGCTCTACCGACTGAGCTATCGAGGAACAAGACTTAGATTATATACATAAAAAAGTGCCGCCTTGACGTTGTGCTGTGCAAGGGATGCGAAGGGCAATGTCAGCGCTGCGGCTCAGGGCGAAGCCACAGCCACACCAGTACGCAGGCCATGCTGACCACCGCGCTGATGGACGCCCAGCGCGGGATATGCACCACCCACAGCACCAGCGCGCACAGGGCCATCAGGAAGGTGGCGCTCCACTTCGCATGGCGGCTCACGCGCCCGCCGTTGGCCCAGTTGCGCAGCATGGAGCCGAACAGCGGGTGGAACCACAGCCAGCGGTACAGGCGCGGCGAACTGCGCGCGGCCGCCCAGCCTGCCATGAGGATGAACACCGTGCTGGGCAGGCCCGGCACGACGATGCCGATCACCCCCATCGCCAGGCAGAGTGCGGCAAACACCAGCAAGAGCCAGCGCGCCAGCGCGGGCGGGGGCGCTTGCTCAGGGACGGGCGGCAGTGGCTCGGGCGGCGGGGACATGCCCGCCATTGTGCAGGTGTTGCCGGGCGTTATGCTCCAAGGCAGGGACGCCGCCATGCCTTTCGCCATGCCCTGCGCTTGGCGGCTGCAGCCCGCAGACCCACCATGACCATCCGCACCATCCTGAAGATGGGCGACCCGCGCCTGTTGCGGGTGGCCCAACCTGTTACTGCATTCGATACGCCCGCGCTGCACCAACTGGTGAACGACATGCGCGAGACGATGCAGGCCGTGAACGGCGCGGGACTGGCAGCACCGCAGATCGGGGAGGATTGGCAGGTGGTGATCTTCGGCTCCGGCGAGCGCAACCCGCGCTATCCCGACCGCCCCATCGTGCCGCCCACGGTGCTCATCAATCCCGTGATCACGCCGCTGGGCGCCGACGAGGAGGACGACTGGGAGGGCTGCTTGTCCGTGCCGGGCCTGCGCGGCAAGGTGCCGCGCTTTGCGCGCATCCACTACCGCGGCGTCGATCTGCTGGGCGCGCCCATCGATCGTGTGGCGGAAGGTTTCCACGCGCGGGTAGTGCAGCACGAGTGCGACCACCTGAT